TTCAGCATGGAACGGTGTTGCCGGAACTGTGGTTGAAGATCAACTTAACGAAGCTCTAGATACTAGTGAAACAGGTATCGATGTTGATGATGGTAGTAAGTTTGCAAATGGTGATTTTATTTTAATAGATCAAGAGATCATGAAAGTAACTGGCGTATCTACTAATACACTAACTGTTACTAGAGCAGTAGTTGGAGTTGGATCAACAACAGTGGCTAGTGCAGGAAGTCATGTAGCTGCTACACACGCAGATAATACAAAAGTAACACTCATATTCGATGCATCAGACACAACTATAAATTACACGGGCTGGAACCAACCATCTTCTACTTCAGGAACTGTAATTAATTCTAGGTATTGGGTATTTGAAAACTTTGGTGAAGATTTATTAGCTCTTGCTAGTAATGGTTCATTGTTTAAGTGGGACAAATCATCAGGACAAACAACAAGAGCAGCCGTGGTAACAAATGCGCCTACTGCAGCAAGACATTTAATTTTATCAACACCTGACAGGCATGTTATTTTATTTGGTACTGAAACAACTATTGGTACAACTACAACTCAGGACGATTTATTTTTACGTTTTTCATCACAAGAAGATACTAACACTTGGTCACCTGCTAGTACAAACACAGCTGGGTCTTTTAGGATACAAGATGGTTCTAAGATAATGACGGTGGTCAGATCTCGTGGTGGTATACTTGTATGGACAGACACATCGTTGCACTCATTACAGTTTATTGGTGCACCTTTTGTATTTGGTCTTACTCAAATTGCAGCAAACTGTGGTGCTATATCACCTTACTCTGCTGTTGATGTAAACGGTACGACATTCTGGATGAGTCAACAAGCCTTCTACATGTTTGATGGTGCTGTTAGAAAAATACCTTGTTCTGTACAAGATTATGTATTTGATGATTTTAGTATTACACAACAACAATTAGTTTATGCGGGTATCAATACAGACTTTAACGAAATAACTTGGTTCTATGCTAGTAATGATTCTAGCTTTATTGATCGTTCTGTTATTTATAATTATCTTGAACAAACATGGTACACAAATTCTTTAGCTAGGACAAGTTGGTTAGACCGTGGAGTATATCAAGTACCTTACGGCACAGAGTATGAACCAACAACAAACGGAACAACTCCAACAGTTCTTGGTTTAACAGATGGAGCTAGTTTTGTTTATTCACATGAAGTTGGCACTGATAATGACACAGAAGCTTTACCTTGTTTCCTGCAATCAGGTGATTTTGATATTGAAGATGGTCAACAAATTTTGTCAGTGCAAAGATTTATACCTGATTTTAAAAATCAAAAAGGCAGTGCTGATGTATTATTAAGTTTTAAAAATTATTCTGCAACAACTATTACTACAGAAACAACAGCTGCCCTTACAGCATCTTCTACAAGTATTACACTTACAGACTCAACCAATTTTCCATCAACAGGAACTGTTTTGATTGGAACTGAGTTAATAACATACAGTGCAAACAATACGACTACTAATGTTTTAACAGTATCTGCAAGAGGAACTAATGGCACAACGGCTTCTGCTCACACAGCAAATAAAAAAGTTACAAACTATGCAAATGTTAGAATTAGTTTAAACACGGTGACACCTACTACTGAAAAAATTGATACAAGAGGTAGAGGACGTCAAGGTAATGTTACTATATCCAGTGATGCTATTGGTGACTCTTGGAGATTTGGAACTTTACGATTAGATGTTAGACCGGATGGAGGTCGATAATGGCAAAGATAGTCGTAGCTCGTTTACCAAGCGCAACACCAGAATATCAAAGATCACAGTTTGACACTCTTATTAGAGAACTAGAAGGCATTGTAACACAGCTTAATTTTTCTTACGAACAACAAGCAAAAGATGAAAATTTAGCAAGGAGCTGGTACCTTGGCTGATACATTTTTATTAAAAGTAGCTGACTTAACAACTACAAATGCAACGACAATATATACCGTGCCAGCCACTGATGAAGCTGCAGTACCTCCTGTCAAACCAACAACTGCTATAATTAAGTCAATAAGAGTTGCAAATGACTCAGGAGACAATGATACCATCACTTTAACTATCACTAGAAGTTCGGCTGTTTATGCTATAGAAACAGTAAAAGCTGTTAACGCAAACTTATCAACCGAGATGCTAAGCATGCCTTTAGTAGCTAACGAAGGTGATATAATTAAAGCAACTGCTGCTACCGCAAATAGATTACATGTGTTATTATCAGTATTGGAGATTACATAATGGGAATGAAATTAGTTAGAGAAGGTAAAAAAACCGAATACAAACAGGAAAATGGTCAAATCCTCACTGTTCTACAACCAGAGGTGTATCAACGAATTTATTGTAAAAATTGTGGAAATGAGGTAGATTCAGAAGAACAGGCAACTGGAACCTGCAACGACTGTGGCAAACCATGGGCAGAGTATATGGCAAAAGACATAACTGTAAAAGTTTTGGAAATGCCACCAATGGGATCAGACTCAGGCGACTAGACTACAAGATTAAACTCTTGCATAAAATATGAATGATATAGACGATATATTGGAAGTCATAGACTTGTACAAAGATGATTATCCAGTATGGAATGGAGTTAAAGTCAAAGACATATTTTATCACATATATCCATCCATAGTATTAGGACAGTGCAAAGCACATAGAGACGAAGATGGTGTATATGGTTTTAGGAACTGGGCATTCTTGAATAAAGAAGCCGAGCAAAAATTTTTAGAAACTAGAGAGATCGGTTTCGATGATTGGAAAAGCGGAGAGAACTTGTGGGTCATCGATTCTATCTTTAAAAGGAAACATAACGAGGCTATGCTATACTACAGAACTTTCTTCACACATTTAATAGGAGTTGGTAAACCAGTACAATGGTTGCGTCTTGCAACTAATGGTTTAATTCGTAGCCACGTAAAACTTACAACTAGAGAGTATCATCTATAATGGGATCTATTAAAAGAGCAGTAAAAAAAATAGCTAGGCCAAAGGTATTATTGCCTTTAGCAGCTATAGCTTTAGGTGGTCCTGCTCTTGCAGGAGCAATGAAAGGCGGAACAGCAGGAGCAGCTTTATTTGGTAAAGCAGGTGCCGCTGGAACAGCGGGTGGTTCTTTAATACCCATATCAAAAGCAGCAGCTCTTTCACAAGGAGTAGCAACACCTGGTATTCTTGGAACAGCAGGAGCTTTTGCACCTTTAAAAGGGACATTGGCAAAAGGCATAATGGCTGGTTTAAAAAATCCATTTTCAGCAAAAGGTTTAATGACTTATGGTGGTTTAGGAGCAGGCGCATTAGGCTTGATGGGTAAAGAAAAAACAGAAGCACAAAAAAATTTAGGTGTTGATGCACAAGCACAATACAATTTAGCAAGAGAAATGAATAGAATGATGGGCGGTGCATACACCGATGAACAACTAAACACTATTACAGCGCCGATGTTATCACAGTACGGCGGTGAGTATGAAACAATTACAGGCCCTAGGAGAAGAAGACGACCTATGTTTCCAGGTTTAAATTACTCTGGACTTACCAGATATGCAGCTGATGGTGGATCTATAAAACCTAAAAAAAGAAGTGAGGCTATTGATGAAATATTAAATGAGGCAGAGCAAAGAGAAATAATATTAGATGCTCTGTATGGTGGTGTTAGCCCTGGTGCAAACGAAGAAGCAATGGCAAATCAAATGTTTGATTTGCGAAGACGACAAAGGTTAAACCCTATGGGTAGAAAAGATGGTGGTTTAATGCAATTAGCATCAGCTCCTGATCCGATGGACGAGAGAAATACTATGATGGAGAACTTAGCATTAGATAAATTTGGTAAATCATTAGATCGTTTGAAAGATTACGAAATTATACAAATAGAAGAGATGATAGAAAACATGTTGCCAATGGCTATGGGTGGTAGCGTACCACAAACTGAACGTATACCAAACGGTATGCAATTAGATGGCCGCGGCGGCGGATTTATACCAATGGGTGCACAAGAAAAGAAAGATGATGTGCCAGCGATGCTTGCTAAAAACGAATTTGTAATGACCTCTGATGCAGTGAAAGCAGCAGGAGGCGGAGACGTCAACAAAGGTGCGCAAAAAATGTATGATTTAATGAATAATTTGGAGTCTAGAGTATAATGGGATCTAAGTCACAACCACAACAAACCACCGGTACATCAACCACACAACAATTATCGTCGCCATCTATTGAAGCGGCTTTATCATTATATGCACCACAACTTATGGGTATGTTGTCTGGTAATATACAGACAGATACATTCGCACCAAAGGTAGCAGCACAAAATCAATTACAACAAGCAGCAATTACAGCTGGTTTAGCTGGACAAGGTTTTAATTATAATCCAGCAACAGGAGCGGTCACCGGATCGGGGATCGGGGCTTATCAACCATTTTTAGATGCAG